CAAATGGGAAAGTGTGGGGGTAGAGTCAGGAATGGCGTAACCTCAAGCGTCACCGAATTGAAACGGCAACAAATTCAAGGATTTGCTGATTGCCTTAGTGCATTTCTGCGAAGACAACGGATTAATTGCTGTGAAAAGGAACTGTATGAGAATTTGAATAAACAAATGGTCATGACAGAGCTTTCACAACTTCCTAAGCTTTTTAAGACAAATCTTGCATATACATTTTCAAAAATGAATAAGCAGGAGTTGCCTCAGATGACAGAATTATCGATCGTGAAACTGTTTCCTCAAAGGATTTTTAAACTGATAATGAAATCATGTTTGCCCCGACACTCAAGAAGAGTTAGGGTAACATGGGATCTATTACAGTGCAAAGATCTTGCGAGAACAGTACCGAAATCGATGATTCAGGAAAGTTATGAAAAACATAGACGAACGCTCACAGCTGTAGGAGCGACGCCTCAAGAGATCCTAACCGAAGTTAGAACATATTTCAGGGATTTTTGTGAGGAGGTGAGGAAGTGTTATCGACAAGAAACGAAACTTCCCCCAAAGAGAGCTTACTTTAATAGTAAATTCTCTGAAGGAGGTTGTTTTGAATACTTGAAGAAACAACAACGATTCACCTCAAGTCGTTTTGAAAGCCGTAGCGTAGGCGAGTTCAGAATTGATCCAGTGGTATTCCATTTATTTGGAAAACCTGGTAAGGGCAAGTCCCATTTATCTAACTCAATTGCAAGTAAATTATCTAAAAGATTTGGATTTGTCAAATCCGATGTCTATCCTCGTTCTGTTGAAACAGAATTTTGGGATGGATACCGGGGACAACTCATATCCTCTATAGATGATTGCTTTTGCAAAAAAGATGATGAAAAGGACGCTGCTCAAATCATTCAATTGTGTTCAAACGTTGATTGTGTATTGCCAATGGCGGATTTGAAAGAAAAGGGTCGGAAGTTTACTTCTGACTTTATTTTCCTTTCTTCTAATTATCCACATCTTGCTGGTATGTCTTCTACGCATGGAACTCCTCTTAGGAGGAGAATATATCCTGCGTATGAACTATTACAGCGAAATGGAGATAACTATAGACTCCAAAAGCAGCACTACAACGTCGATAAAGGAACAATTGAACCTGGAATAATTCTTGAATTATCTCGCTCAGCTCTCATTGATTATGTTGTTGAAGACCTGATAAATACTCACCGATCAAGGCGAACTTCTGAGATGATTAGGATACCAATTGATAGACCAGGCCCAGCTTTTGAGCCAGGCTTGGCAATTGAATATCC